GGCTACGTCAGCGGCTTCCGATCTCTTGTTCTGGTTGAGGCCGCCCAGCAGATTACCGAGTCCGCCGTTTGCCAGACCCAGCGCGGCGCCGCCGATGCCAAAGCCCAGCGCAGTCCCCGCGAGTCCCTTGCTTGCGTATTCCATAAAAAATACCTCCGAAACGTAGTAAACCGGCCGGTTTCTATGTTCAGTCTACCGCTTTCCCGATTCCCAAGGGGGACATCTGCGGGACACTTCCGGGACAGTTCTGTCCCATTTGCGTGGATTTTTGTTTTTATTATTTATAAAATATTTTGAAAAACCCCTTGACATATACGGTATTACAGTATATAATGCAGCCATAGACACAAAGCAAAACAAACACGACAAAAAAATTGGAGGATGGCTGACATGTTTAATATCGTTTCCGCGTGGGGAGCGCAGACAAATCCCCACTGTAACCCGGACACTGCAAATAATGGCGGAGGTTACTGGCAGTTTTCCGGCGGTGTCGTTGCAGACCTTAACAACGGCCAGCTTGTCACCGTCGAGGTTGACGACACGTCCTGCGGCGATTTTGGCAGCCGCGTGTATTTTTCCGTGACCGCTGACGGCTTCTGCTGGCGCTTTTCCGACGGCACAATGGACGATGCGTCCGTTGACACCTCGGAGGATGTCTTGGGCGTTCTGCGGTCCATCTCCGGCGTTCTGGGCGTGGACGCCGAAGCACTGATTTCTGCCGCGTTGAATGCGGCGAACATCTGCGCGTGGGAGGTATGCTATGCCGACTGACACCCAGCGCCGCGCTCGCAACAAGTGGGACGCTGAGAACATGTCCGTGATCTCCTGCAAGCTCAAGCGGGAGATCGCGGAAACCTTTAAGGCTACGGCGAAAGCCAATGGCACTACCCCGAATGAACTGATTCGCAAATGGATCGATGCGTATATGCGGCAGAACATGCCAGCAGAGCAACCTTCGACTGAAAAAATATGATTTGAATGTAAAAAAGCCCGCCCGGAGCGTATGCTCAGGGCGGGTTTCCTTGTGTCAGGCGGCGGGCGGTGTTGTAGATGTGCGGCAGGCGGCGGGAGATGGTTTTGCGGTCGATGCCGATTTCACCGGCCGCGTCCAGCTGCGGGAGCCTGCGCACGATATAAAGCTTCACGATCTGCTGATCGATCACGTCTAAAAGTCCCTCGTCGGTGACGCGCTCCCAGTCGCTGCGCGTGAGGTGTTCCAGCTCCTTCGGCAGAGCCAGCCGCGCAGTTATTTGCTGTCACTCCCTTCGGCCCACCGCCGGGCGGGGGCTTACTTTTCCTTGTGCGCCAGCACAGCGATATTGCCCTTGTTGCTCACTTCGAGATCCAGCGCAGCGGCCAGATCGCGCACCTTGACGTAGTTCGTGCCGTCTTTCAGGATGCGTTCAACGGCGACTTCCTTGCCGTCCACGATGATCTTGCTCTTTTCTACCATTTCGGTCTCCTCCTCTGCATTTTTTCCATCTTCGAGGGCCATCACGGTATGGCCCTCGCTTACCAGTACGTCCCCGCGCAGGAGATTCGCGTCCGTCGTCAGATACTTGCTGCCGGTCAGCAATACAAAATCGCCCGTTGCGGGCCAATCGTGCAGCATGCAGTATGTCGTGCAGCTGTTGCCCTGCCGACGGTAGAGCGCTTCGACCGACGCGCAGCCTGCGGCCACGGCGCAGAGCATCATGAGCGCGGAGCAGTCCGTCTCCACGGGCTTTGTGATCTTGCTCACGTCCCATCCGACGGCTCTGGCGGCTTCATGCGCCGTGTTTCGGTCAGCCATGTCGTATCCGATGTTTCTGTTTTTAATGGCCGCCTCGCACGTCTGCGCGGCCAGCTCGGCCTTTTTGCGGCTCTTGTAGCGCAGGATGCCGAGCCATCGGCCATTGTACCAGCTGGAGATATTCAGCTCCCGCCCGGTCTGGTTGCCGGGCTGCTGGTTGCGTCCTCCGGTTTCTCCAAGGCTGGCCTGTCCGATCTTGATGCTCATTTCTGCGCGTCCTCCTGCGGTTTGCCTGCCGCATCGATGGCGTCCTGCGCTTTCTGCGACTGCGTGCCGAAATAGAACGTGATGACCGTCAGGAAGATCGTGAGAAAGTCCTTTCCGGTGATATCGCCGCGCAGGGCGAGGACGGCAAAGATGATGGTCAGGCCGAGCGTGACGATGGATTTGACGCTCAGCAGATTGCCGAGCCGCTTCTTGATGTTTTCCATTTTTGTGTACCCCTTTCGTTATTCGACTGTTTCATTTTTCTTCGCAAAAACCCGCTTAAAGGCAAGCAGGCCAAGCTCTGTGATGGTTGCCCAGCCGGTAAAGCCGAGCACGTCGGACAGGTCGATCGACGCGCCGAGCTCCGGGCTGCGAATTACTGCAATGAGGACGGAGACGGTTTTGAGCGCGCAGGCCCAAATGATTACCGTCGTGATGAGCTGGAGCAGATACACGACGATGGTGCGCGCCATTTCGCCCTTGCTCCACTTGCCTTTTACCCGCATATCTGCCTCCAAATTTATTGCGCACCGCTATGCCCGCATTGCGCCTCCAGCTGGTGCAGGAATTTTTTCACGTCGCCGTTCCCGCCGAGCGTGACGTATTTCTGCCCGGCGATCAAACGCTCGGCCATTGGCATTTCCTCGCTCATAATCGTGAGGCGGAGGATCGCCAGATACTGCTCGTCCTGATGCTCCTGCATTTTCCCGAGCTTTCTGTCGATCTCCGCAAGATGAGCCTCCTGCGTTGTGGCCTTGCCGCGCTTTTTCTGTATCGCGCTGACGGCGGCGTTGATGACCGCCGTCAGCGCGGACGAGCCGAGCACGGCGCAGACGAGGGTGACGATGATGGTTGCAGCGTCCATGGCTATGTACCTTCTTCCGTGATCTTCTTCCACCCGTCCGGGTTTACGGACGGGGTCCAGACGTTGGCGTCCAGCAGGGATTCGTACAATTCAGTCTGCCACCAGCCTTTTTCGCCCTTGGCAAAGGCGAGACCGGCAGTGATGGTCTCGGGGATGATCCTGTAGCCCTGTTTGTAGGCGATGTCCTCCCAGAGGGCCGGGGCGGCGTCCGGGGTGTTCTGGGCCGTGTCCCAGAGGTCGGAGGCGGCGCGCTTGATGGTGCCGCCCCAGTTGATGCGCATGCCGGCTTTGACGAGGCTGCCGGAGCCGGTCAGGCGGGTGAAAAGCTCTGGTGCGAGACTCGCGTCGGCGTCGGTGAGACTGGCTGCGCTTTTGATGATATAGGGGCGCAGCGCCCGCGCCCGCTCGGTATACGTGCTCATGTCAGTCCGCCTCCCCGAGCAGAATCTTAGCGGCGGTTTCCGCATCTGTGAGTGGCAATGCCGCGCCCATTTCATCATAACTGCCTTCTGGCTCAGTGCCTTTCAGCGTATGGTCTGCGAGATGAAACACCATGTCAGAAAGCACCTGATGCTCATTCCCTTCTTCATCTGCAATAGTCACAGCCATCTTAGCGCAAAATCCTTCTGCCTGATCTTCCTTGCACGGGACATAACAACCGTTGCCGTGCAGTCGGATGGGCACAATACTGTCCGCATACCCGGCAAACGCGCCGTCCTGTTTTACTGCATACATGGTATCCCTCCAAATTTCTCTTGATAAATTTTCTCTAATCGCTCTGTGCTTGCGGTACGCAGCCGGTTTTTCCAGTACCCGTTTTCCTGCCCCGGCCATTTGTCATCCGTAAAGTCTTCACCGCAGCCGTGCTTTTCGTACCATCGATAGAGAAGTTCAAGCATTTCTTGCCGCTCTTCTCCTTCCTGCGTGTTCGGCCTGAAATGCTCCCATCCGTTTTCAGACGTTGTGGCGCATATCCGCCTGCCGTCCGCTGCAAACAGGAACCCTTCGATCTCCGATACCACAGTTCCGTACCGGAGATTAAATTCTCCATCTATTCCTGCTCCGCGGAAACGCTTATACACGATATACTCCATGCGCTTTTCCCTCATACGCAAAAGCCGGGTGGGAAGCCGAAGGAAGCGCGCGCGGTGCGGTCTTCGACTGTCCCGTTGGTGTTCACATTCTCGAAACCGTCGGAGCTGCTCGCAAGCGGAGAACGGAGCCACCAACGAGCGGCGGCACTCGTTCCGTTGTGCTTGTACTTTACCTTGCTGTTTCCAGCGGAATAATAGGCGTACTGCGCTTGCTTACTCGCCTCGTTCGAGTTTGCTCTCGAAATGCTCCCGAAAACCTCAAACTCCGAGAGGAGGAAAAAGTAATCCTTTGTCGCCGTGACCGCACTCGCGGATGTGCTATTATTTCCCGTATTGTCCGTGTACTTGGTAACGGACTTTAGGACTGCACGGAGCGCCGCCGGAATGACTGCGATAATCGTTCCGGAATAGCTCGAGAGGCTTGTCCCGCAAATATTTGTACGCATTTGCGAGCTCGCCCATCCGCCGGAGTTCGTTGCACTACTGTTCATAGAGAAATAGCCGGTTGTCGAAACGGGCGAGGTATAGTAACTATCGCAGAAACACACGTCCGTACCGCCGGAGAGCGCGGTCTTTGCAAGTTGGAAATGGATACGGTTTTCCCCTTCTAGGCTCGCGTTATGGTTAAATCCAATAATGAACGCATATGTTGTGTAATTAGATAGTGTAAGATGTCCAACCGTGCCGTTTAGCGTTACAGCCTTTCGGTCACCGACGCTCCAATAGTTCGCGCCCTGTCCCGCGTCGGATATATCTTTTATTGTTTCCCAAGTATTTTTATTCAGTGTCGGATATACAAAATTAAGCGACACCGCGTAACTGTCCGTGATAGTTACGGCTTTTGTGTCGGACGTTTTCCCGTCCAGTGTCGCAGATACGCTCCATGTTCCGGCTTCCGGAACGATAAGCGTGCAAACGCCGGTGCTGTCAGATGTTCCTCTGATCGTTTTTGAGCCGTTCGTCGCCGTGACCGTCGCACCGGCAGATACTGTTACGATCAGCCGCAGAGCGATTCCGGTCTGAATCGTACCGATTACTGCGGCAAGCCCTTCGATGGTCTGTGCCGCAGGGGCTGTGCCGCCTTTGGCCTCCACTGCGTCATACGCCGCGCCGACTGCCGTGATAATGCGGTCGATCTCGGTCTGTACGCTCATGTCTGTTCCTCCTTTAGATCGCGGCGAGGGCGTTTTCGATGTCGTCCGTCAGGCTGACTGTGCCGCCGGAGGTATAGCCTGCGGGAATGGCTACGCTGGTCTGCGTGAGGCCGTCGATGGTCTTCGAGATCGCGCCGTTGTTGGCCATGGTGCCCTCGATCTTCGCGCCAGTTGCGTCGACGATGAATTTTCCGTCCAGCACGTCGCCCGCGCCAGCCGTCACGCCGGAAACGTCCTTGTATTTGGCCGGAATGGCCCCGACCTTGACCTTGCCGAGGACTTTGCCCTTTGTGGGCGTAATGTCCTGCGCGGCCTCGGCAGGCGTGGCGGACTTGGTTTCCAGCACGACGGATACCTTGCCCGCGCCGGAGTGCTTGCCCGCCGGGACGGTGTATTCCTGATTGCCGGCCGTCGCGTCCAGGACCTTTTCGACCGCGCCGTTGTCCGGCATGGTGCCAGCCTGCGTTACGCCGTCCGCGTCGATAAATACTTTATTCGCCAGCACGTCGCCGGGTGCGGCGGTCGTGGCGGACACGTCCTGATAGTTTTCCGGGATCGCGCCGACGGTCACGCCGGACAGGCCGTAATAGCCCTGATCTGGTGTGACGGACTGCTGCTCCTTCGTCGGCGTGACGGATTTGGCCTGCAGGTTGTAGTTGCCGCCGCCGGAGACGCCCTTGACCGTGCCGGAGCCGTTGTGATAGCCCGCGGGGATGGTGTAGGACTCGCCCTCCTTGACGTTGGCGTCAACCGCGCCCTGATTTTTGATGGCCGATGCCTTGTCGGCCAGCGCGTCGAGCTTGTCCGTGCTCGCGGCAAGGCCGAGGCCGACGAGCCATGTGCGCAGCTTGTTCCGCGCAGTCTGTAGTCTGGTAATTTCGGTTTGTGTGCTCATAAAATCACTCCTTTAGATTGTCGCCAGCAGGGCGTTGATGTTGCCGACCTCCGTGTACACGGCGGCGGACGTTACAGGCTTGGTGTTGTCCTTTTCGACTGCGTCCGCCGTATCGACGGACAGGGTGTTCGTTTCGGCGTCCAGCTTGAGGCCGGGGCCGATCTGATAGCCTCCGCCGTCTCCGCCGCCGGAATTGCGGGCTTCGTTGATGGCGGCGACGAGGTTGTCCTTGTTGTAGGTCTTGAGATCGTCCAGGTCGCCGATTTGCTTCTGCAGCTGCGCCCAGATCGGGAGCGTCGGCTCCGCAGCCGGGTCGCCGGACGGGTCTGCCGCGGGCTGCACCTTTCCGAGCGATACCCAGACGGTCGGCAGCACGACGCCGGAGGCGTTCGTGCCGTACACGCCGACGCGGGCATAGCGCCCCGCCACGGCGAGAATCTCAGGCGGGACGGTCACGGTATCGCCATCCCATTTCGCCGGGAGTACGTCGATGGTGGCCCTGCCGTTTGTAAAGACGGCGGTCTTCGTCAGCCCGTCCCAGTCGGATGAAAACGCGAATTCGACGCTGACGGCCTTTGCCATGCCCGCCGTCAGAAGCTCCGGCGGCGAGCACAGATGCGCGCAGGCTTTGGTGATGTGGATCTGGATCATGCTATTTCGCCTCCTAGCCTATCGTCGTTCCGTTTACGCGGATTTTTCCTGTGCTTGTTACGTCTATAACGCCTCTGGTTGCGGCGTTATAGCACAGATATATCGCACGCCCATACATCGAGCCAAAATATTGGTTGTACGCTCCGAACGTCATTGGTACCACCATCGGCAGCAGCATGTTTCTGGTTGGGTCGATGTAGATCCCGTTATCTCCACGCTGTAGCGCATATGGTGTTTCCGTTGTTCCTCCACCGCTGCCCGGCGGGCCTACGACGTACTCGACGATATAGCTGCCGGAGATCCGCGCGACCTTGACGCGGTCGCCCGCAGCGAAGGTGGCCGACGTGTTGCACTTGTAATGCTTCGTCGTGGCCTCGGTCTGCCCCTCGAGGATGAGGGACAGACCGTCGTCATAGACCGCGCCGACGGTCGCCAGAAAGTTCTCCGGCAGGTTTTCGTCCGGGATCTCGATATTCGTCACAAACAGGCTGTCGATGCCCTCCATTATGCGATCACCGTCCTTTTTGCAGAATGTGTCATGAGGCTTCCGGCCTGCATCGTGACCGACCAGCCGGTTTCGAGGTAAATTCCGCCGATCTCGTCGTGCGTCAGGGCCAGGATATCGCCGACGCCGTGCCCCGGCTCATTGAGCGTGTAAAATGTAATGGCGCGCGTAGCAAGCAGCGACTCGTTGCGGCGCTTGTCGGCGTAGGCCTGCAGCTCCTCCTGCGAGGCGATATTGTCCACGCGCTCGACGGAGGTAATGCGCATGCCGCGCTTGAATGTGGATTTCTTGGAGGCCGGATTGTCGTTGACGGCCGTCGCCACCATGGCCGCGTCCATATCTGGGTTGTTGCAGGTCACGACGAAAACGTTCGGCGCGTCAAAAATGTCCGTTTCGTCCGACCAGTCCGGCCCCGGATGTTTCTCCGGGAGAAACAGGTCCGTCACGCCGTATCGCCAGTCGATGATTGCTGCGGACGGCTCCTGATACGGTTCGAGCCTGCATACGCCGTCGGCGTCAAACCAGAGGCTTTCGTAATTGATCTCGGACAGCAGCGCGTTCACGATTGTCAGATAGCTTGTGCCGATTGGCCAGTCTTCGCGGTCTGTCGCCAGCACAGCGGCGTTCGGCGTTGCGATCACGAGCGAGATGCCGCAGGCTGTCAGCAGCTTGCGGATCTCGGTGATGTACGACGAGCCAGTGGAAAGATGCAGGATCGTCTCGGTTTTTTGCGTATACACGCGCCAGCAGCGGTCGTAGGCTTCGATCTCTACGCGCGTGCTGCCCGCGCTTCCTTTTTGGCTGACGGTCGCAGCCTGATAGATGCCGAGAGAGTGCTCCGTCCCATTTACGATGATCCATGGCCGCAGCTCGTCCGATTCCCACGCCGCTACGGCATTGGGAAGAAAACTGCCCTTGAGCGTGCCGTGGATGTTCGCGGCGCGGTCGCTCATGATCTGCGGTGGGCTGCCTGTGTCCCATTGCAGCTGCGTGATGGGTGCGCCGTTCCGGAGCACGTCGATGCGGAAGCGGACGTCACGGGTCAAGGGTGATCGCCTCCTTCCGGTTCGTGTGCGAGATGGTGAAGGAATAGCGGCGCATGAACTCGTCGCAGTTGCTCTCGAGCGACGGGAGCGAGCCGATGGCCATATTGCCGTAGCGGTCCTTTAGGCAGACGAGGCGGCCTACAAGGGCCTCAAGCGCAAGGGCTGCGGCCCGCTGCGCGTGCGGCCAGGCGCAGGCAACGGACAGGGCGCGGTCGCGCTGCTCGCTGCGCTCCTCGATGGGATAGGCCAGACCGGCCAGATGGACCGTGGAGACCCCGGCCGAGAAACTGGTTCGGTTGTTTCGCAGCTGCGTTTCGGACAGGCGCATCTCGAGCCAGACGCCGGTCTCGAGGTCGCAGATCATGTTGGTCTCGGGCAGGATCTCGGCGGTGTCGGAATTGGACACGCCATAGTTGTCGCTGTCTGCATAGCAGCCGCGCACGCGGTAGGTCACGCTGCCGATGCTGGTGTGGTCGACGTACTGCTTTTGGACGGTGCGGCCAATGGCGACGCCGTCCCGTTCAATCAGATAAAAATCATAGCTGCCTGCGGTCTGCCATGTGAGCGCGGCCTCGTGGGCCGCGTCGACCGACAGCGTGATCGCCTCGCCCTCGGTGTGCGAAACGGGGAGCGCGGCTGTGCTCCACTCGGACCACATGCCGTACTTGTTCTGCACGCGCACGCGGACGGTGTAGCTGCCGTCAGCGAGATAGACCGGCGAGCGCCAGGCCTTTTCTGTGCCGTAGACCGTTCCGGAGGCGTAGCCGCTCGAGAGCGTCAGCTGATAGGCTTCCTGCTCGGAGGTCTGCCAGGTGATGCGCGGGCGCGGGCCGGTGGACTGGATCACGATGGACGGTGCGGACGGGGCGTTGATGGCGATAAACTCGGCCTTGTCGCTCCATTCGGACGCCATGTTGTCGGTGTTGTAGGTGCGGACGCGCCAGTATTTTGTTCCGCTTGTGAATTTGTTCGCCGGAACATCGTAATACTGGTTTTCTCCCGCGACGGTCGCAAGGGTGTTCCACGTCGTACCGTCGGCAGACCACTGCAGATCCGCCTTGCTCTGCGGCGTGCCGGTGGAAATGATGTGCTTCCACGAAAAGCGGTTGACGATTGTCGCGTCGATGACGATGCCGGAAGGGGAGACGGGCTTGGCCGTAGGGGTAACGTCTGTTGTCGTGATCTCTTGCCATGCGGACGTCGTTGTCGTTCCGCTGTTTGCCGTCACCTTTACGCGCCATTCGAGCGTCCCGGACGGGAATGTGTTTGCCGGGACCGTGCAAGCGGTCGTCGCGCCAGACACGCTTATCGTTTTTGATGTGCTTGCGTTTTTTACGCGCCACTCAAAAACAGCGGAGGTTTGTTTCACCTCTGCGAAGCAAACCTGCGTGAGATCTGTGTCATCCTCGGCGTCCCATGTAAATGTGTTTTTTTGAAACCTGTTTACGAACGCTCCTGACGATGGGGAAAAATTGTCTGCTTTTATTCCGACATTGTCGTTTGAGTACTCGCATGTCAGGAACGGCTTTCGCGTTGATTTTTCCCCATAAAAAATTGCTTCGCTTGTTCCAGACGGCGCTCCTCTGAACGCAAAAACAAATCCATTCTTTATGCCGCTTTTTAATTCTGTTTTGCGTTCTTCACTGTATGGCGTATAATCTGCACTTAGCTGTATAATCTCGTTCAGCGTAGACCAATATCCATCGGCGTGCTGCGAAATGCTCTGTCTGTAAACGCTCGGCCTAGTCACATATGTTACTGTGCTCACATCGAGTGGGCTTGCCAGCCCGTTCACATATGCCCAAATTTGTTTATACCCAGTCTCGCTTTCTTTTGTCGGCTGTGCGTATATTGTAAGCGTCACCTTTGTTACGCGTTTAAATTTATACGCATCTCCCGGCACAGGGAATTTGATATATATGTTATCCCCTTGCTTGACGTTTCCTGCTTCCCCCGTAAACGGGTCCACAAACAACTTGTACTGTGCAAGATTTGAGTAGTTTGTATTCGGGTGGTTCTTTGCAACTGCTGTCGACCCACTCGCCTGCACTGTAAAGATCGGCATTTACTTCGCCCCCATTCTGGCTGTGATGCGTGCGTTTTTGGCGATGCGGAGGATGGTGTCGAGGTCGTCCACATGATCAACGTAGACGATGGTGTTGTAGGTATCGCCGGAGGTGTAGCGCGTTTCGCTGGCTGTCTGGATGCGCGATCCGGACGGCAGGAAGATCCGCTCGAGGCCGTTTTCGTTCACCCGCGTCCATCCGCCTCGCCAGTTGTCCGTTCCGGCGGCGTTGCCGCCCAGATAGCGGCGAACCCATTCGTCCTCTGTGATGCCGATGGTGGACGGGTCGCCGCGGGCAACTGCATCCTCGTAGGCTTTGGCGAGATCTGCCGCGCTCTGCCCCCACTGCTGCGCTGTGTAGCTGTCGAGCAGATTTTGATAATTGTTTCCGTTTCCGCTGGAGTAGCCGAAACCAAGCGCGTGCGTCATCTGTCCCCAGCCCTCGCTGATGTGGCCGGTGCTAAAGTTGATAACGCCTTTTAAAAGCTCCGCCGCGTCGGCCATGAGCGCCATGACTTTTGCGAGGGGCTGTAGCGCTTTGGTCAGCGCCGGGACGCGGTTGTTGGATAAGTCGGACATGGGGTTCAGGATATCGCCGACGGTCTCCAGCAGCATACCGAACGCGTCGACAATGCCGGAGTCCTTGAGCGCCTTGCCGCCGTCCTTTACCATGGTGGTCACGTCGCCGTAGAATTCTTCGAGGTACGGGGCGAATTCGGCTGACAGCTGGTTTTTCACGCCCTCCTGCGTCTTTTGCAGGCGCTGGTATGCGTCGTCTACCGCGCCGAGTGTGGAAAGCGCCTCGTCGTCGAGCACATACCCGACGTTGTGCGCCTCGTCTGCATATGCTTTGAGCGTTTTTGAGCCTTGGATGATCAGCGGATTTAAATCCTGCGCCGAGCGGCCAAAAATGTCCATGGACATTGCGTCCCGCTCGGTTTCGTTTTTTACCTGCCCGAGCGCGTCAATCGTTTCGTAGAAAACGTCGTTCGCGCTGCGCATACTGCCGTCGGCATTGGTTACGGAGACACCCAGCGCCTCAAAGGACGCCTTTGCATTTCCGGCGCCATTCATCGTATCCTGCATATTATTGGTCAGCTTTCGGAGGCTGCCTTGCAGGGTGTCGACGGATACGTCGATCAGCTCGGACGCATAGGCAAACTCCTGCAGCTGCTGTGTCGATTGCCCGGTCTGCATGGAAAGCGTGATGATGTTGTCGGCAAAGGCGGCGGACTCCTTCGTCATGGAGATCATGGCTTTTTCTGCCTTGACAATCGCCGCCGCGACGGCAGCGAAGCCGCCCGCCAGCGCCAGTGACTGCGCATCGAGGCTCCCCATGGCGTTCATGGAGGACTTCATGCCGTCCGGCAGCTGGATTCCGAGCTTGGACGTCAGGCCATTCACTACGTCGCCGAGGTTGCCCATGCTCTGCCCGGCGTCCTCGGTTGCGGTGGTCGTGTCCTCTATTTGCTCTGTGTTGTTTTTCAGCTGCCCGTTCAGCTTGTAAAGCTCGGCTTCCGCGTTATTGAGTTCTTTTTCCCAGCGCAGCGTTTCCACTGCGTTTGATCCGTAATTTTCTGCGGCTTCTTCGAGTCCAGCTTTCAGGTTATCGATTTTGTCATACTGCAGGCTTATTTTTTGGGTTAGCAGGTCCGTTTTCGCCGCCGAAAGTTCTGCTGATTCTGCGTTATCCGCATATTTTGCCGATACCTTCCGCATCTCGGCGTCCAGCACGTCCATGCTTGCGCTGAGCCGTTCGATATTCTCCCGGTATTTGCGTTCCTTCTCCCCATTCATGCGCTGTTCATTTTCGCGCATCTGGTTATTTAGATCGTTCAGTTTCGCTGTTGCGTTTTGCAGGCTGGCCTGCCACGCCATTGTAGCTTTGCTGGATTCTCCCGTTTTTTTTACGGAATTTTTCAGAGCCTCTTGCATATAGCGGATCTTTTCTGTTTGCGAATAGATCTGCCGTTGCAGGATGTCATTCTGTTGCCCTAGCAGCTTTGCGCTGTCTGCATTTTTCCCATAAGCAGACGTTACTTTCCGCATCTCGGCGTCCAGCACCTTCATTCCGTTGCCGATCTCGGAAATGGCCTGCTTGTATTCTTTTTCGCCCGAAAGCGTAAATTTTGTATTGATGTTCGGCATGTTAGGTGCCTCCGTTCAGATAGGCCGACAGGCTCTGCGGCTGTTCCTGCTGCTCCGGCTGCTTTTGCGGCGCAAGCGCGTCAAGCAGAAGCGTTATGCGGCGCGGGGACATGGTTTTCCAGAAATCCCGCTCCGGCAGATGCAGCCGGAAGAGCCAGATTGCGAGATAGCCGGGGAAATCAAAGCCCAGCTGCTTTGGTTCCCCCGGCTGTGTCAGTTTTTTTCGTCTTCCTCTTCCTGTGTCGTTTCGCCCGCTTCTTTCTGCCTCACGACTTCTGCCAATACCAGCGGATAGATCAGCTTTCCTGCCTCGATGGTCTGTGGCAGCGTGAGCTTCCGGCCCAGCTGCTTCCTGGTGAATACCAGCGGCAGCCCGTTTTCGTCCTTGATCCCCTGCGTGTCGGCGGCGTCGGTCAGCATACCGGCCAGAAAGGTCAGTGTGCTCTTGATCCCGTGGATCCGGTCGAGCGCCTGAAAAAGATTCCCGTCGTACTCTTCCTGCACGTAGGCGATGACGTTCATGTTGCACTCGAGGCGGTATACCCGGCCCTCGAATTCATAGTCAATGGTTTTCAGTTTGGTCGTCTCCATTAGGTTTCACCCAGCTTTCCCTTGATCCAGGCAACGGCCTCCGCCGCTGTGTCGACGGTCTCGGTCTCGAGCAGCAGCTCATCGGTGGAATCGTCCGCAAGGAATTCGCCGGTCGTGGTCGGCGTGTTGAACTGGATGTTCTCGCCCTTGGTCTGGTAGGACAGCGAGGGCGGGCCGAACAGCGCTTTCGGCACCCAGACGCAGGTGTATTTGGTCACGCCGTCGATCTTATCCGGCGCGTAAAAGCCAACGCCGACATAGTTTGCGATGTCCTTGGCCGAGAATTTCAGATTTTCCTTGCTCGTATCGGATGTGCAGCCGTAGAGCATGGCCTGTGCGGCCCTTTTGATGTACTTGACAGCCAGCGAGATCGTGCCGCCGGTGGCAAGCTTGATATATTCGGCAAGCTTGGATTCCGCGTACAGGCGGCCCTCGGCGAACTTGAGTTCCAGCTGCGCGCTCATGGCGTCGCCGACGTCGGTCGGCTCTGTGTAGGTCACGGTGCCGGACGTGTTTTTATACTTTCCCGCCCGGATGCCGCGTAAGTCAAAACTAGGCATTACAGTAAGCCCCTTTCTTTCAGCTTTTGTGTGAGGATTTTTTCAAGTTCCGTGTTCACGCGCTTCTGCGCGTTGCGGACACCCTTTGTCCAAAAATAAGTTCCTGTGATCTGCCCGTACCCCTTCGCACGGCCGTAATTCAAAACAAAAAGCACGGTCGCTCTGCGCGTTCCGTGCTCGTTTTTGCCGACTGCCGTGATGGTGATATACGGGTCTCCGTTTTTGTCGCGTTTGATGGTTTTGCGGTATTTCACGCTGGAGGCGTAGGCTTCCGTTCGGAACCCGCTCGCCCGGACGGCATTTTGCAGCTCCTCGACGATGATATCCCCGGCGGCGTACAGGAGCTCCTTCTGCATGTCCTCATCAAAGACATTCGCTTTTTGGAGCGTGGCTATGAGTTCGTCGGCGCCGGTGATAGAGATGTTAGCCATAGGCTGCGCCCTCCGTCTCGGCGATGAGCGCGATCTGCGTGCGGCCCGTCTCCTTGTCGTAGGTCTCCATGTCGACGGTAGCAATGTAGCCTGCGGCCTCCAGCGCGGCTTTCGTGCGCTGGAGCAGATCGGCGGCAAAGCCCTCTGCGAAGATGGAAACGGCGTACTGCACGCCGGTCTCGGCCTCTCCGCCCTCGGCGTAGATCTGGCCGGACTGGCCGAGCAGCTGATAGGTGATGTAGGTTTCCTCCGCGCCCTTATAGGGCGGGTGGCAGACCGGAACGCTCAGGCTTGATAGCGCCTCATAGATCATCATGCGCCGTCCCTCCGTTTGCAGGTCAGCTCGATTTCCTCTGTTTCCTGCCCGTAGCTGCGGACGACGTCAAAGACGTCGGAGCCGCAGACGAGCTGCTGCTCGCCGCCGTATTCCGCGCTGTGCATGCGGAAAATTGCGTCCGTGCGCTTGCCGGCTTGTGCGGCCTGATAATACTCGGCGCGGTTTACGGACTTTCGGGCAGCCCAGACGGTGGTCTCCCGCTCGAGCTTTTCCGTCGTCTGGCCGTTTACGATGGGGTAGGAGAACAGGCGCAGCGTGATTTGCGTATCAAAGATCACAGCACGCGCCTCCTGTTCCGCCGCTGGCCGGGACTTCCCGGTAATCGTCCGAGAGTCCCATGGCGTCGCGGATATCTGCAAAGCAGGTCTTCCATTCCTCGCCGCGTCCGCAGAAATCATGCTGCCAGCGGACGTATGCGCGGACGGCGTCCTTTACCAGCGGATCTTCGTCCGCTCCCTCTGCGCCCGCAAGGTGCAGGCGCATGAGGCAGGCGTCGATCTCGTCTTTTAGCTCTTCATCAAGGGCGTTCGTGGTCAGCCGCAGGGCGGTTTTTGCAACGTTGATCAAAGCCATTGGTTATCCCTCCCTGTTGGCCGCGCGCCGTCAGGCCTTCTTCTTGGTCAGCGTGACGAGGCTGTTGACGTCGGCGCACGCGCCGTCGGCGATCTCGATTGCCTTTGTGACCTCGTCGTCGGTGTCCTCGTCGGTGTAGCGCTTTACCGTCATGCCCATGTTCTCGTTCCAGAGGTAGTACGCCGGATCGAACATAAAGGCGAAGACGGTGTCGGCCGTGACCGACTCCGCAAAGGCCGGCAGGTAGTCGCCGGTCAGGATGACCTCGCGGCCGAGGATGTAGTTGACGGGCTTGCCGTTGATGCCGTAGTTGACGCGCGCAACGGGCTGGCCGTTGTTGTCTACCATGCCGACGATCTGCGTCTCGAAGGTCTTCTTGGACATGAACCAGACCGCGCCGTCATATGCCTGCGGCAGCGCAGCTTCGGCCTTGCACAGATCCTTGTAGGTCAGAGCAGTTGTCGCGGCGGCAATGTCGATGTTCTGGCCGGTCGGGGCGGTCTCCGCAAGGATTCCCTTCGGCTGGCCGGAACCGGTGCCGTTTATGATGGCCTTCTCCTTCGCCTTTACCATTGCATTTGCGACGTTCCGGACAAACTGTGCCTCGAACATCGGGTATGCCATGATGGAAACTTCCAGCGACATGGAGATCGCGCAGCGCAGCTTGTGGTACGCAAAGACGATCTTGCCGGTCGAAGTCTTCTGCTTGTCAGAGCCCTCGCCCTCGGCGACCCAGGAGGCCGTCGGCTTGGCCGAGCTGGTCGGGACCTGGACGCCGCCCGCGTAGGACGTGTGTGTTACGCGCGGCAGGATCATGCCGATGGCTTCCATCTTCTCGTAGATCTTCTGGATGGTCGTGGTCGGGATGACGCTGCCGACGTCGGAGGTCTTGGTGTTGGCGTCCACGTTGGTCAGCTCTGCGGGGATCTTCTTGCCGGTCAGGACATAGTTCATAAAGGCCCGCTTGTACTCGTCGGTGTCGTACCGGTCGAGCACGTCCGGGGTCTTGGCGCCGCCGGACAGGTCGACGGACTGCGTGGCCGCAGCCGGAGCCGCTACTTTCTGGCCCGCAAGCGCGTTGAGGTTCGCCTGAATCTTGGCTTCCTCCTCAAACTTGGCGTCGAGGGCTTCGACTTCCTTCATCTTGGCCTGCGCCTCTGCGGTCTTGCCTTCGTCCAGCAGCTTCTGGGCGTCGTCCATGAGCTTCTGGCGCTGGATGTTGTAAATTTTCTTCGTCATTTCAGTTCTCCTTTGAGTTTTAAAAATTTCAGTTTTGCTTCTGCCTGCACCCGTTCGGGCATAAAAAAGTCAGGCCCTGCAGCCTGATTTTTTAAAAAGTTTTCCGCGCGCCGGAGCGCGTCTTCGCTGAGTATGCCGGAATAAAAATCCGCTGCCAGCGGTTTCTGGCCGGTGTCCGGCTGCATCACGCGGTCGACGAGGCCGAGCTCTACGGCCCGCTCCGCTGTGATCCATGTTTCTGCGTCCATCATGGCGGCGATCTCCGCCTCCGGCCTGCCGGTCTTTGCGACGTAGGCCGAGATGATGGCGTGGTTGGCGTCGCGCAGCGTCCCTGCGGTGTGCTCCATCTGGCGGTAATCGCCGCTGGCCTCTGTCTGGACGTTGTGGATCATCATCATGCCGGTAGGCGTCATTTCTGATTCTCCCGCCATGGCGATGATGGACGCGGCCGAAGCTGCGAGTCCGACGATTCGGACGATCACGCCGCCTGCGTAGTTGCGCAGGGCGGTATAGATCTCGCTCGCGGCGAAGATCTCGCCGCCGCCGGAATTGATCTCGACTTCGGCCCGCTCGCCGTTTCCCTTGGCAAGTGCGTCGGCTACGGATCTCGGGCTCGTCGCCTCCATTCCGTAAAACTGATAGAAGCGGTGCAGGTTGCTGGATACGATGGGCCCGCGAATGCTGATCTTCATGTGGTTTCATCTCCTTTCTGCGTGGTGTTCCGGTCGACCGGCTGCGTGTCCAGTCTGCGGATCGGCTTGTCTCCGCCGTCTACCGGTGCAAGATTGAACGCACGCCGCCATTCGTTCGGCGTCAGCGCGCCGCGGTCGACCAGCTGCAAGAGATTCAGCTTTGTCGAGGTCGACGCGAAATCCCACGCGGACGCCTCAAATACGATGCGATTCCCGCAGCCGCGCTCGCGCCGGGAGAATAGCTTGCGGGTGTACTCGCCGCTGAGCTGCTTCAGCACCGGCTCGATCTCGGCGTCAAAATACGCGCTCTGTTCGTCCTCCGTCGCAATGGACGTGACGATATGCGGGTTGGTGTTAAACAGGGCATAAATGCGCTGCGTGGTTTTGTCCATCTGGGCGGCGTTCGGGACGTAATCCTTCGGGTCAATCTGCTTCGCCTCTGCCTTTGCGTCTACGGCCGCGACGCCCGTGCCGTTGGAAACATTGAGGAAGCTGTCGGCAAAGTCCTGCGCGCGCTTCTTGATATCCTCCGCGCGCATGGAGGCTGCGAACATCAAAAGCCAGCGGATGACGGCGCTATTCCGGATGGCCTTGACGATGCCCTGATCCGTCGTGGTGACGATCTCCATCAGCGGCACAATGGCCGGAGCAATGGTGTCGCCGAAGATGTCGTTTTCGTAAAAATCCCCGCGCAGGTGGATCACATCGTCGTATGCAAACGTCAGCACATTGCCGTTCTGCATGTAAAATTTCAGGTACAGGTTGCCGCCCGCGTCATAGACAGCGTCTGCCTGCATGGCCGCGACCGGGAAAATGGCGTTCGGCAGGCCGTTTTCATCCCGCAGGATCACGGCGAAGGCGTTGTTGTTGAGGACCAGCTGCGCGGCCAGCTTCTCCTGCAGCAGCTGGCCTGTCATGTACTGGTTCGGTTCCTCGAGCAGGAACCGGATATACGGCTCCGGATTTACGGCGAGCTTCCGCGCCGAGGCCGTGACCGTTTCCCTTATGTGCTTGGCCGTCAGCTTGCCGATGGCCTTGATCTTCGGCCGGATGCAGGCGCGGACGATGTCGGACTGATACATTTTGCCGTTGTAGCTGTAAAATCCGTTTCCGCGCTCCTGCACCATCTGCACGGTTGAAACGCGCTTGGTCGTCGTGATATTTGTCAGGAGGTTTTTAAAAAATCCCATTGTCTCACTCCTAGAGCATACTGGTGTATTCCGCCTGCTTTTGATCGTAGATCGTGTAGGCGTCTAGCAGGGCCGCCGTTCCGTCAATGCGGCGTGTGGACTTGCTCGTCTTGTGCGGCTGGATATTGCCGTTTTTGTCCTCGTCGTAGGCGGTGTTTGCGAGGTTCCACTTGTCGATCGGGTGGTTGTTGTAAATAATGCGCTTGGATTCGAGGTCGTTCCCGCATCGCTTCATTGGCTCGGACAGGGTCTTGACCCCCTGATGCACGGCGATCATGGCCTCTTTCCCGAAATAGTCCGCCATGCTGTCTACCCAGTAAGACGCAGACCATGCGTCGTAGCCGAAAAACGGCAGAAAAATATCGAGATCTTCCTGCACCTCGACAAACCATGCTTTGACGTCCTCATAGCGGATCTTGTTTCCCTCTGATAATCTGAGCAGCCCGCGCTCATGCCACTTGTCGTATGGGATCTTATCTTCCGTGACGCGCTTTTCCAAAAGCTCCTGCGGCAGCCAGTACATCTGCAGCACAAACAGGATCTCCGGCAGCTCTGGCACCTGAAACAGCACCTTCGCCGCCGTCAGGTCAGTGGTCTTGGAGAGGTCCGCGCCGCCGATGCCGTATCGCGGGTAGGAAAGCACGCGCTCCTGCGTCTTGCCGTCCGCCATGTGGTGCTGCCAGATCAGGCGGCGGTTTTCCTTGTCGAGCTGGAAGGTGTCACGATTGTCCAGCTGCTCAAAATTGAGCCAGGCTTCGGAGGACGTTTCGCGGATGTTGAAATCCTTGCAGACGAGGTTTCGGACGAGGGCTGGGTTTTTCTCTGCCCGCTCGACCCGCTCTTTCAGCGCCGTGTAGCTCTTGATCGTCCCGAGCCCCGGATTTGCCTTTTTCCAGCAGTCCGGGTCTGTCCACTCGCTGCGTTTGTCGAGCTCGTAAATAAACGCGATCCGGCGCGGGTCGTGGTACCCGTCCGGATCTTCGTAGCCGTTTATGATGCGCTCGGCCTCTTCGTATTTTTCGTCGTAGATATCTTCTCGAATGGTGCCGGCTGTGGAGGTGATGAATCGCAGCGGCTGTGCGCGGGCTTGATCGCCGTCGGCAATGATGTCGTACAGCGGTCTGCCGTTTTTCCACTGATGGATCTCGTCCATCATGGCCCCGTGGATATTCAGGCCGTCGAGCGTGTCGCTGTCCGAGGACAGCGGCTTGAATACGCCGTCGTTATAATCGCTGTCCACCTCGCCGACCAGACAGCGCGTCCGTTTGCGCAGCGCCGGTGATTTCTGCACCATGCGCTTTGCTTCCTGCCAGATGATCTTCGCCTGGTCTCGCTTGGTGGCCACGGCGTAAACCTCTGGGCCAGCCTCGCCGTCCGCCAGCTGCAAATACAAACCGACGCCTGAGGCCAGCAGCGACTTGCCGTTTTTCTTTCCGACAATGAGGATCGCTTCGCGGTACTGCCGGTTTCCTTCAATGTCGATAAAGCCAAAGATTGTCGCCAGCAGCGCTTTTTCCCATAGCTCCAGTTGGACGAGCTGGCCGCCCGCCTTGCCCTTGGAGTGGTGGCAGTAGTTTTCAAAAAATTCTAGGACGTGATTGGCACGTTTCGGCGAGTAGTAAAACTCGGAGTTTTCCGCTCCCAGCTGCTCTACAACGTGCCGGTAGGTCTTCTGGACTTTCAGGCTGACGGCCTCGCGGCCCGACTGGATCGCGTCCCAATACTCGAGGATGGGGTTGTAGGTCTCCGGGTAGCGCGTGAGTTTCATTCCTCGTCACGCTCCCGGACAAAGCTTGCAAAGCCGTCGTCCTCCTGCTTCGGCGCGGTGTCCGGCTTCGGCAGGAGCGCCGTGAGCTGCTTGATGATCTTCTGGTAGTTCGCGTTCGTGGAGTTGTACGCCTGCCCGATGGGCCGGGCGCGGTCATATGGTTCCAGTCGCTCCGACTGCTGGAATTTCTCCGTCCAGCCGTTTTCCCGCAGGTCGTCCGCCATATCCTCGCACTCGATGCGCATAAAGGCTGCCTGATCGATGAGTCCCGCGACAGTCCCTGCCGCTTCCTTCGGCAGAAGCTTGTAGATCCTCCGGAGTCTGGTCTTCTCGGCGCGGATACGCTGTTCCTTTGTCTTTTCCTGCCTGTTCTCCACAAAAACCGCCTCCTTTTCGCGTGATTTTTGCCGTCTGTCCGCGCGTGCGCGTAGATTACTTATCGCCGCGCTTTTGTAGGGGGGCCTCGTGAACGGCCTGCGTATTCTTCCTAGGTAGGGCGTGCAGTGATTCAGCCGGCGCCCCGGCCTCGCGCGACGGGGGGATCGGGTCGCCGGCGGCGTCGAAGAAAATTTTTTGCGTCAGAGATTTTGCGACGCCGTGCCCGTCAAACTGATCGTGGCAGTCCTTGCAGACGAACTCGAGGTTGGAGTAGGACAGGCTGATGTCCGGGTCGGTGATGTTGTCCGGCGTGAGCGCCCGCTTGTGGTGGACGATATAGCCCGGCTTGTCCCGGCACTCTTCGCAGAGCCCGCCGTCAATGGTCCGGCGGAACTTGATATACCCTGCGCGGCATTTCTTCCAGCGCGCGGATGCGTAAAAGCGCGCGGCCCATGGCTGCATCCTGTTCCCTCCAATTCTTCACGCTATCACTGTAGCACAGATTTTAGGCTCTGTTAGCTCAACTTTTGCGGTAGCCAAGCTCCCGCGCCGCTTCGTATACGAAACGGCTGTACATGCGCTTGGCTGTCGACTGGCTGACATGCACCCGGCGCGCGGCGGATTCCAGGCTTTCCCTCGGCCAGATCCATGCGTGCAGGCGCACGATCTCCAGCACATCGGCTCCGTCCCGCCATGTCTGTGCGGTATTGATCGCGGCTTGCACGGCAGCATAGTCCTCGTACTCCCGCGAAGATAAAACGCGCACAGCGATATCCTCGACGGCGCGCCCGGAGGAATGTCCGCCCGGCTGTGCAGAATATCCCGGCGTGATCTTCTGGCGGCTCATGTCCCGAACCTGTCTGTCCAGTTTCGGGAATTCGCCGATGGTGCGGCAGACGTTCCAGTACCACCAGTATCTCGGCTTTGACACTTTCCCACTTCCTTCCTGCTTCGTGCTAAAACCTTACGCATATACAAGGCTTAATTTAAGAGGCTCCCGTTCCGCTTGTGCTCTGATCTTGGATCGACTACATACTTATAATATTGATACCCGTACTTTGTCGTCCGAGCCTCGACGAGGATATAGCCGCGCGGGGCGACGGGCGGATGCTTTGGGCTGTACTCGCGCACGGCCTCGGTCGCAGGTTCCGGCTCGGGGCGGATACAATTTCGCGTCGCCTTGTACCGGTGGCCGCCGAATTCTTTTCTCCAGTGCGCATGCAGGTAACTGGCAAGTGCTGTGTAGTCCTGGCCGTGGTCGACCTTATTTCCCTGCTCATCTATATAATAGTTGTGCTTTCGCAGGTGCCGAACCTCGATCACGCTGCCGAGCCCCCAAAGCCCGCCGATAGCTTCTTCCGGGATTCCCTCTGTTACCAGGTGCAAATGGAAGCGATTGGTTGTTTTTCCTCTTCCGTAGAAAGCAACGATTTTGGCCTCCGGATAGTGATACTGCATGCGGCGCACAAGGTTGTCGCGCACTCTGCGCATTTCCTCTGCGGTATGTACCTCGTTTTCTGTATCCAATGTCAGGGTGGAATACAGGCTTGTGGGCGAGAAATTGGCGTTCATCAGCGCAACGAGCCGATCCAGCGATTGCTTACTGTTGAATTCCTCGCGTTCTTCCTGCGACTGGAACCGCGGCTTCTTTGGCCGGCTGGTCTTCGGATCCGCGCCATCGGACACGGTATAAACGATCTGCGTACATACCGCCCCTGTAAACAGGCGGCGCTTGTGTCTCTTTGCCATCATCCACACCTCTTTCTCCCGGGCGGACAGAGCCGTCCGCCCCTACAGGTCCATCTGCCCGCTCAAAGCGTGGCCGGAGATTCCGGCCACAATTTCAACGATCAGTTTTCTCGCACATTTCCTTTTCTGCGTTCTCTGTTGGCGTTATCGGTGGAAAGCCGAATGCCGCCCTGATTTCGTTCGGGGTGTTCTTGCGGAATACATCTTCTTCCTGCATGATGGCTTTCCAAGCAGCTGCGTCCAGCGCCTCAAGCGTTACTTCCGCTTGACGCTTCAGGCTGCGCAGCTTGAAAAATACCAGCACGCCCAGCGCGATCCACTCCAGCGCAGCAGCAAGCTCCAAAATCTCAATGATCATTTTCTTCTCCTTCCACTCCTTCCAATTCTCCTTTGCAGTATGTGCAGCGGCTCGGCAGGCTCTTTTTCAAACCGCCTTTTTTCCAGAGTTCGAAGCACGGTTTCTCCGGTCTGCCGCAGTATGGGCATCGGTAGACACGGAAGATATCATCCCAGCGCCAGCCCATGCGGACTTCGTTTTTCTCCTTCAAGCCCCGTCGCCTCCCTCATTGCTTCAACCAGCCTCTTTTCAAGTTTGTCCTGGTCGATCTTCCTTTCTATCGTTACGCCCTCCTGCTCTACCCACACGCCGTCCGTGCGCTTCGTAAATCCTGCTGGTGCAAAATTTCTGGCGTGTTCCAGCTCCGGCGTATGCCTGCACGTTGGATAGCTGCATTTCTCACAAGCCTTTCTGTCGCAGAGGAACAGGATATTCCGCTCTTTCGCCCGCGATACGCCGTTCGGCAGAAGAACGACTGGCTGCCCGATCTCCGCCGCAATCTGCGCCTGAAGCTTTTTCCGATCGCCGTCACGCAGTGTGACTGTGCATTCCAGCAAAATCATTTTCTATTTTTCCTCCACGTCTTCCGGCGGACGGCTGAACGAGAATTCCTTGCGGTTCCCAACAAACTTGGGCTCCGTCCACCTAATCCCAGCGATTTTCATGCCGCATTGCGGGCATTTTTGTGGGCTGATGATTGGTTCTTCGAGTCTAAAGTCAATGGTGTCTTCTGCGCCAAGTGGAAAGATGTACCATCTTTCATCGTTGCTCACGCTGAATTCGTCGAAGACATAGTTGCATACCGGGCAAACGGGGCACAAGTCCAAGAACCCCTCGCTCTTGCTTCCTCGTTTTTTGATATTTTCTTCTGTTTTTCTCTGATTTTCTTCCGCCGCATCGTTTTCCCGGATCTTTTGGTAGTATTCCAGCAGCTTCTCCCCGGCATTTTTGAGCAGCACGGTATAGCAGTCCGGCACATCCTCCTGGAACCATCCTGCGATGGGGCCGCCGTTCAGCAGGCACTTGTCGCAGTCGTCCACCCTGCACGCCTCTATCGCCTGCATGATCTCCGTAAAACTCATATTTTTTTTGCCGAGCAGCAGCGCTTCCCGGCGTTTTTCTTTTCTGCTCATCCCTGCGCCGCCTCCATTTCCTTGCGCTCTTGCATAAAGCCGTGCAGGAACAGCTCCAGCAGAGCGGCGGCGCGGTTGGTCAGATTTGTGAAATCCTTTTTGCTGATCTGCAGTTTGCCGGTCGTAACAACCTCAGTCTCCGGTCTGCCAATAATCTGAATCGTCGGATTTGGCTCCAGTTTCTTTTGGCCGTCCTCCACTATGAAAAGCGGCGGCGTGGACTGCTCCATGACGATGCGCGGCGGGTATGCCTCGCCCCGGAAGCTGGTATCCCAATTCAGCTTTTCGTAGTACGCGACAAAATTGTCGAGGTCGTGCGCAAAAGTTCCCATGATTTCTGCCATTTTAATGCTCCTTTCACACTTCCACGCACTCATCGGCGCGGATATTGATGCGTTTGCCGCCGGACTGGATCACATAGCCGTGCCGCTTCGTGCTTGTTGGCGGGCTGTATCTTTCCGCCGGGTAGATCCGCCCGACGGCCGGGCTCAGCTCCGGGTAGATTTCTACCGGCTTTGTGATGCGGATGTTTACCCGGCTGTGCGGCAGGCGGAGCTCGCCGTTTTCGGCGCGCATGCGCTCTCCGCATTGTATGTGTCCTTCGGCCCGCACTGCTTTGATGTTTGCGTTCCTGCATTTCGGTGAGCAGCACGGCTTGTATGTTCTGTACTGCCGCAGATAGCTCGGCGTCCGGTAAAATTCCTTCCCGCACTGCGGGCAGGTCAGCTTAATTAATTCCTGTTTCATTGCGTTCATCCTTTCGTCTGGGGGCCGGTATTCCGGCCCCCGTAGGCAGGACGGGCTTTCACCGTCTGCGCACCGGCGCGCCGCGCTCGCTTGTCAGACGCTGCGCATTTCCGGGCGAGCCGCCCTTGACTGCCATCAGGCGGCTTATAAAAAAGGAGGCAAGCGATGCCGTCAGGCGATGCCGACCCGACGGTGGGGTAACGTTGACTGGTTCCGTTCGCGCGCACGTCCCACACGCGCTTTTTTTATCCCCGGCGCACGGGCTTGAGGGTTTTACCGTGCGCCGGGTGCAAAGCCGAGGAAAGTTCCCCCCGCAGCCGTCTCAAGGCAAAGCGGCTGCGGCATATGTCCAAAAAATAAGGTTCCCCGGCTGATTGCCTATTCCTTGGTGCTGATATCCTTGTGCAGCAGGCCGTCCTCGCTCTTTTTGAACGGCAGCGCCTTGCGCCGCGCCTGCTCCTCCGGATTCCAGCCGCACCGTTCGCAGAAATCCGGTGCGAGTTTTGCGTACTGGCAGGCGTTTCCGCCTTTCGGCAGGCCGCACCCTGCGTGCGGGCTGCTCTCGTTTTTTTCTTCCGGCATGTTTAAATCTCCTGTATGTCGATTCCAAATTTTGATCGCATGAATTTCCGGTTGCGCAGATACTCCTTTGTCCGCGTCGGCGTGGACTTTACATCCTCGACGACGAGCTTGCCGCCGAATTTGTACGAGAAGTCCGCCGTGTACCGCACCGCGCGAATGCGCTCGCCAGTCTCGGTGATGTAGCTCTCCTGCAAGGTGAACTGCGGTTGCAGGCGCAGATCGGAGATAATGCCAGCCCGGAGCATCACCATCAGCTCGTCATACCGCTGCGCCTCCTTCTGGCTGTCGAACCGGATCCCGGCCCGCTCGGCAGGCGCGTTGTGGTACTTGGCCGCGCTCTGCTGCGCCCGCGCCTCCGGGAGCACCTGCCGCGCGTAAGCCTCCCGCATCCTCGGCGGCATGTCCGCCATGCTTTCAAACCGCAGTCCGCTCATTCGGCAGCTCCATCCATCTTCGCCCCGCAGTTGGGGCAGTATTTGTAATTCAGCAAGCTCACGTCATCGTCCGTCTCAAAGCACCACTCTTCGCTGCAAAGGGAGCACTGAATTGTTGTGAGGCTATTCCAGTCATCATCTGCTCGCAGCCACTGTCCATGCACCACCTCCGCAACGTCGGCGGCGGGCTGACGCAGCAGGAGCGTTTTTACCCGCTGCGGTGTCCAGTTCGGATTTTCCGCGTTGCAGGATTCAAAGTCTTTCAGTGCCTCGGTTCTGCTGATAAATTCTTCAGTCGCAACGTTTTCCATCGTCAAACTCCCTCCAAGTGTGATACAGTGCCCATGCCAGCGGGTCACGGACGAACGGCATCTTTTTTGCTTCCGCGTATTTCTTATCAAGGATGCTCATGGCCTTCTTCCACGCGCGATCTCCAACGTGCAGTTCGGCGGGGAAGTATATCCTTTCCAGGCTGTCGATGTCCCCGACGTGCAAGCGAGCAGTCCCGCGCTCGTCAAAGAGCGCGTAGACGTCCTTGTCTTTGATGTAACCAATCATTTCAAAGTTCCCCCTCTGGCCCGCCGAACATCTCACGGTTCCGGCTCGTGCCGATAGCCATGAGGATCTTTCTTGCGCGTTTTCTGGTCATGCCTTGTCCTCCATCTCAAAGTAAAACGTGATCGGTTTCTCTTGCTCAATGACATTCCCATAAACGACCCCTACTTTGTAGATGTAGTTTTCTCGGAGCTTTCTGGGAATTTCCGCGATATAGCGCCGGAACGTTTCCAGAGAATTTGCCCGCTTGTAGTGGTTGCACATTCGGCATGACGGCATAAGGTTGGAAATATCGTCCGTCCCTGCGTCTTCGGCGTTCCATGCACGTTGCGGCTTGAAATGATCGACTTGCATATCCTTGATTTCGATAGCCCGTCCACAATAGGCACAGTGGCCGTCATGCTTCGCATAGACCGCTTCCCGCTTTTTCTTACTGAAACTCATACTCCGTCCACTCCTTCAAAATACCGTGTCCGTTCTTCCTGCGTAGGCCAGTCTGGGTCGAAGCCACGCTTGCGGCGGTTCCGTTTCCATCCACTGTAAATCTTCGCATCGCGCCCGTCGATGCTGTACCCAACGCCGCGTTCTGCCCGGTTGTGAACCAGAAGTGGTCGCGGATAATTCGGATTTCGTGCCCTCAGAACCTCGTACTCGCCGACAGGCTCTTCGAGTTTCCAGCCACTTTGCTTCAAGTATGCTCTGAGGTCGGACAGCATCCCGTGTTTGACCGTCAATCTGTTCTTCATCTGCTACTCCATTTCCTTCAAAGCCCGCTCGGCTTCAGCGCGGGTCAAAAATACGGTTTTACCGATGTCATCACGATATTCCGGCGTAAACCATGTGTCTGCAATTTCCAGATCCGGTTCGTCCGGGTAATCAGCGATTTCGTAGCGGATTCGATAGACTTTTGTACCCACCTTGCACGGCAGAATCAGGGCGCGCCCGTCCTTGTCGGCCTCGGCAAGCTCGCGGATGTGATGGAGCAATGTAAGCTGCTCAGCCAGCGTTTTTGATTCTTTCAGCGCGTAATCGAACAGCTCTCCTAGCGCAGTTACCTCTTTTGGCGTCAGCCCCGTGTCCTCGTAGGCCGCTAGGCGCTCACACACCGCTGTTTCAAACGGGCAATCCTTGATTTTGCACCCTCCGCCGTAGCATGGTTCTTTAAAGCAGCGCGGGTAATAGGCATGACGGGTTTGTCCGCCATTCCATTCAGTCAGTCGTTCCATATCTCTTCCTCCACATACCGCCAGCTCTGCGGCGGGCGGGTGATTGGCCTGGGTTTTGCCTTGAGCGCTACCTCTACCTCATTTGGCACAGCGTAAAATTCCCGCAGTTCGCGCGGGGTATCGTAAATCCTGAGATTGGAGATATGCCAGCCGTACAATCCATGTGCGCCGTTTGCGTATTTTCGCATTTCCGCAGCAGACAAACACGTGTGTAAAACATCATCCTCGTCCAGCCAAAACCTGCTGTTTGAAAAAAGGTTCGTTACTCTGTTGCAGGTAAACTCTCCGATAATCTTGCCATTCCCCCGATATGCTCCGCCGCATTTAGCAGCCTTGAAAACATCCGCTATTTTATCAGGATGGAGATACCGTTCCCTTTCCTTCAAAATCCAAAGCATATCAGCGCTCTGCGTGCAGTAGATGTAGCACTTAAACGGCGTATCCATCTTCGGGCGCGTCTTGCGCACCTCGATCGTTTTCTCTCCGCTTATGATCTTCTCGCACCACTTCGGACGGATGCTGATTAAAACAGCTATCATGCTTGTCTCCTTCCTCCGGCGCGTCCGGTAGTTTGTGTTATGTCCAGTTTCTGAAATAGACGCACCCGGTAACAGAGTTTTCCACACCGTTCACAGATTGCGTAATTTGTGTGATACTTCCCACCGTGCCGGTTGCTTCTGCGGCGTGTTACCTGCACATACGTATACTTGTCCAGCTTGTGCAGACCCATGCGGCAAAGAAGGGGGCTTTTCATAAATCCACCTCCGGTGCTTCCGGCGGCGGCATCCAGTGAGTAATCAAGTTCTGCGGTACCTCCCAGTTATCGCACGTCCATCCGTCGCTCGGAAAGTATCTTGCCATATCTACAATCGAGCCGCCCGCGTCCCGAAAAGCAACGAGATATTTGCTGAGACGGTCTATTGGCAGTCTGTCCTCCACGCTGATCCACTGCGGCACCTTCTCCCGCAGCGCCGCGTTCTCGGCGGTCAGGCGCTCGATTGCGTTAGCTGCCGCAAACTCGATGTATTCCCGCCGATCTTGGATTTCTCCGACCTTGCAGTTTTCGCACGCGTCGTCGTGTCCAAGCCCCTTCGCGCAGCACCGCAGCGCCTGCACGATTTCCTGCCTTGTCATTCTGTGTCCTCCATCGCCTTCCCCCACGCGGCCAGTTGGGCGCGGATGGCTGCGCAGAGCTTTCCGGCCTTATCCTCGTCCTTGATGTGGGAAATAGCCTGTGTCAGTTGGTTGAAGGCTGCCTGCCACTGGTAGAAATACAGCTGTGCAGCCGTCACGTCCTTGTCGGACATGGCAAGCTTTCTGCGCAGATCCTCGACCTCTTCGGTCAGGCGCTCCTTTTCCGCGTCCGAAGAGGCGGCCTCCGCCATTGCCTTTGCCGCCGTCAGCTGCTGCTTCAGGCTCTCCGCCTCCTTGCGGACGCGCTCGATCTCCTGCTCGGTCTTTGTGGTCTGCTTCCGCCATTCGTCGGTTTTCTTGCGCAGCTCCGTTTCCGCCTGCGCCCGGACCTTGGCCTCCGCGTCGCGGATCGCCTGCTCGTCGCGCTGGACAGCTACCTCGACGGGCCGGTTCTTGAGCGCCTCCAGCTCGTCCGCCATGCGGCAGGCCTCATCCTTCGCGGCGGTCAGCTCATCTTCCATGCCGCGCAGCTTCTCATAGGCTTCCTGCGCCTCTTTTTTCGCGTTCTCGGCGCGGAGGGAATCGCTGTTTGCCTGCCGCAGGGCGCTTTCGCGCTCCTGCCGGGCGGCGTCGCGTTCCTTGATCGCTTTTTCCAGTTCCCGGGCGGAAAGATTCTCCGCGTCGACCGCTTCGGCAAATTCCTCGCGCTCGTCTTCCGGCACGGCCAGAAGCCGCAAAGCATTGGAAATACTGAGATTTTGCAACGTTGACGATTCTGGCACAGCCCCGAAAATGCCGATCTGCGCCGCGCCGTATTCATTGAATACCCGCATAAATCTGGTCGCGGTTGCCTGCGAAAACTCCGTGTTTTCCTTCAGCCACGTGCCCCAGCCGCCATACGGGACCATGCTCTTTGCGGCCTCCAGCCGCCGGCCGATCTCGACGCCATAGTAAAGCGTCATGGCCTTTGCCTGCCGGGTCAGCTCGCGGATCTCCGCGCCCAGCTTTTCCGGGGATACCATCAGATTCTGTTCGCTCATGCTGCTGCCTCCTTTTTCTGTTTCTTTCCGGCGATCTTTATTTGCCGGATGTGTTCAAGCCATCTGTCTACAAATTCCTGCACTTCTTTCGTCGGCGGGCAGTTGCGCAGACCGTGGTTCTGGATCTCCTTCAGCGTCTTCAGCTCGACCTGCAGGGTAAACCACGGCTTGTCCGGCGCGTCCGCGCGGCGGATAAAGAAAATGCAGCTGTCGCCGCGCGCCACGGTCGCGCCGTAGGTGCCGACGCAGTGCTGAAGGGCACTGCCCTCGTCGGCCAGCTCTTCCTCGGTGCGGACAGGCCGGATGCAAATCCCAGCGTCTTCCCACGCCCACGCCTCCAGCGGCGCGACGGCCTTCTCAAATGCCGGGCGGCGCTTTTCGATCTCGGCCTGTTTCCTGCGCTTTTCTTCTTCGTTTCGAGCGATGCGTTCCGCCTCCACCAGCCGGTCGTGCTCGCGCTTGAGGCTTTTCGGGAGCTGGTCGTGTTCATCCCGCAGGTCAAGCCCTGCACGCAGAGCCATGTTCCAATAGTCCAGCAGCGTTGTGAGGTCGGCCTTTTGCCGTTCCAGATACCGCAGGCAGCGCATGACGGTCAGCCGGCCGCGCCAGAGCTGCATGCTTTTTCCGCCCACGGCGTCCGGCAGCAGTGCCTTTTCGCTGCACAGCTTGTTCAGCTCGTAGATCTGCAGTTTTTTCAGCAGGTTCCAGTCCTCCGGCAGCTTTACCGGCTCAAACGCCCGCACCATCTTGTATTTCGCAAGATCGTCCTGCGTCCATTTCTCCCGGACGCAGAACGCAAATTCCTGCTTGTCGAGGCCCAGCATCCGGGCCGGGCGCTTCTGTTTCCAGTCGATCCATTCCAGCTTCGCACTGTGCCCGCCGCAGTAGCCCCAGCTCTGCGTCTCCCGCGTGATCGCCCTTGCGACCATGCCCCCGCAGCCCTGCACGATCAGATTCTCGATGTTCCGGTGCTTCTGCCAGAGGCGCAGATACGCGACGGGCCGCGCCTTGTTCCCTGCCGCTTTCAGGTACTGGAGCAGAGCCGAATTTTCGATGGTCGTTCCGGTAATGTCTTCCGGCTTGCGGAACCAGTTTTCCTTCAGCGTCTCGCCCCACCTGTCGTCGCAGCGCTTCACCTGCTTCCAGCGGTCAAAATAGCTGATCGTGTTCATGATCTTCTGATAGCCTGTCTGCCGGACGGCCTTTTTCTTCTCAAATACATACGCCTCATGCGGCCACATCCGGTAAACTTTCCGCGCGTCCTTTCCGATGTTCCGCTCCGCCCGCCAGCCTAGCAGGACGAATTTCTCTCCCAGCTGCCATGGTTCGCAGAAATAGACGTTATCGTCGATCCCGGCCCGTGAGAGCTGCCCGACGTGCTTTGCCCGAAGCTCCGCGCCGCACTGCGGACAGCGGAATTTGTCCTCCGGGCCGATCTGCATGATGCCCTCCACGAAGCCGAACGGCGCCCAGCCTTTGCCGCAGTCTGCCCCTCTGACCTTCTCTGCGATCCAGCTGCCGCCGCAGGCCGTGCAGGCCACGGACACAGCGTTTTCGCGCATGCCAGACAGCGGATCGCGGTAATATGTATCTCTGTAGATCGCGTACTCTGTTTTGAATTTCGTCCTGATGCACCAGTCCAGCGCACCCTCGGACGGCTGCCTCGGCAGCCGCTCCTCATAATCGATCTGTTCGCTCATCCGAAGAAATCCTCCAGATTCACGATGTTTCCGGCCAGCGCGGGAGGCGCGGCGGGCTCCGGTTTCGGCGCTTCCGTCTGCTCCGGCAGGCCGAAGTATTTGCGGATGATCTTCTCGGCCTCCGCCCCGGTGCAGCAGCTGCCGTTTTTTTGCGCGAACGCTCTGATTTCGGCCTCGCAGCCCTTGAGGCTCATGCCGCCGTGCTTCAGATCGTCCAGCACCAGCTTTGCCGCCGCCTCATCCGGCGCGATCATCTCCAGCAGCTGCTCGCCGCACATCCACACCGGGCCGCGCGGCCCCTGTTGCTTGCGGATGATCTCCGTTACCTCTTGCAAATATGGATTTTTCATGGTATACTCTCCTTGTACTTAACTTGTTACGGGGAAGTTTAGGCTTCTCTGCCCTCGTCCGGCTGGAACCGGTCGAGGGCATTTTTTATCCGAACATCCTGTCCGGCTGATAGCCGAGCTTGGCTACACTTGCCGTCTGGTGGTATTCCGGCCGCTTGAAGCTGTAGCCCCAGCGCTTGGCCGCCCAGAACAGGGCCGCCGTTTCATCCGCCGCGTGTACCGTCAGCTGGCGGCCTGCGTAATTCACCACGAAATAATGCTTGCCGGTATATCCCGGCTGCTCGACGATATCCGCGCGCCTCGCGGGACGCTCGCCCGGGTAGTCGATGCTATTTTGCCGCATAGCTTTTGCCCCTCCTGTCTTTGTTTGCCGCCCGCTCAAACTGCCGGGCGGCGGCTCTGTCTGGTTCCAGACTGAGTTTGTCCTTGTGATTGACGTCGTAAATGTAATTCCGGATGCTCTCATAGAGCGTCCAGCTGCAGCACCGCGCGCTGCATCCCGGCTCCCGGCCGGGGCAGTCCTTCGCGCACGGCGGCGGGATCTGCCGCATGCGCGGCACGTAGATCTGCGCCGTCATGTGGCTTCGTCCTGCTCTTTCATCAGCCAGTACGCCAGCTTCTGCAGCCGCGTCTGCTGCTCGAGCAGATCATTCGCCGTTTCGTAGTCGACGCGCTCCATGCTGCACAGCAGCTCCCGGTCGTTCGCAAGGTCGTCCGCGTAGGCGTTCACCGCATCGATCACGTCCGCCAGCTGGTCAGGGCGGAAGTCGACCGTGATCTTCCGCTCCTTCACAGGCATATCCCTGTGAAGAACGTCGTCAGCGACACGCCGCCGAGGACGGCGGCGATCTCCGCCGCGTGGGCGCAGCCCGCGATGATGCACAGCGCGAACGCCACGCCCGACAGCCAGCAGCACCCAAGCCGCGCCAGCCGCCGCATGGCCTTGCGCGTCTGGTATGCCTCCCGGAGCCGCGCCTGCCGCTCCTCGGTCGATTCCTCCGGCTCATACCCGAGCCGCTCTGCAAGATTCGTTCTCATTCTGCGTCCTCCTTCGTATCCGGCATCCGTTCTGCCGATTTCACCAGCGCCAGAAGTCGCTTGTATTTCTTCACCTTTTCCCGGTCGCACTTTGCGAGGTGCGCAGCCCGTTCGGTCATTTCCTCGTTCTCAAATTTGGCTGCGGCGAGCGCTTCGGCCTCATTGTGGGTCGCGATCACAAGCAGCTCCAGCGTGTGCTTCAGCTCAAACCAATCGTCTCCGCTGAGAATCAGTTTCCGCATTCCGCTTATCCTCCTTTGTCTCCGGCACAAATTCCGCCGATTTTACCAGCGCCTCCATGCGTTCACACATTTCGGCCTCTTTTCTGTAGCTTTCCGCGAGATATACAGCAGGCGGCCTTCTTTCTCCGGTTGCCGTTGCAGCGCGTCTTTCATGCTCGGTCGCCGCAAGGTTGGCTCTGATCGACGCCATTTCCACCACAAATTTCAAGTTGACCCATTGCTCAGCTGTAAGCATCAGCTTAACCACTCCGCTTATCCTCCTTCGCTTCCTGCATCCGCCTGACGAGCCGCGCCAGACGGGCGTTTTGTGTAATGAGCTTCTGCGCGTCCATGTCCATCCCCTTGCGCTTCAGCCCGCCGATGATCTGCGCCGCCTGGCACTCGCAGACCAGCACCGCCTCGATCAGATCATGCAGCTCCTGCGCATCCAGCGTCAGGGTGTATGTACGGGCATTTGCCATGGTTAATAGCCTCCTTCGTGTTCCAGCAGCCAGTTTTTCAGCTGCACCTGCGCAACCGCGAAGCACAGCTCCGCGTCGCAGTCCTGGACGTTGACAAGTTCTTCGTCGTCCCCGTCGTAGGCGGTTCCCCTCCGCCACACCCGGACACCCCAGTCCGTCACTTTGCTGTAGGTGATCTCAAGGTGCATCGGGTAGGTCTTCACCTTCTCGGCAAAAAACTTGAGGAAATCATCCATTCCCAAGCTCCTTTCTGAGTCGCCCCGCGATGGCTGCGCAGCGTTCTGCGTGCTCACATCTGATCTCTGTATCCGCGAAGCCCTCAGCGTGCCTCTCGCATGTGCTCCCGTATGCCGTCAGTTTTTTCACCGTCGCTTCAAACAGCGGGCAGTTTTGGCAATAATCCTCTACGATCAGCTCTATCACGTCTTCTTCGCCTCCTTCTGTTCCTGTTCCCGGCGGTATCGCTCCGCCGCCCAGCGGGCAAAGGCGTCGATCACGGGCTCGCCGTTTTCTTCGCCGGGATGCTTAAATTCAAAAGTTTCGCCGGGGAGAAATCTCCCGTCCGGACCCCGTTTCCCAAAAACGGCGATCATGGTCTCACGCCTCCTATCTCTGCACCATCCACCGTGCCAGCTCCGTGAGTGACACCGTGTACTTGTTCCCAATGTGCCGGGCTGGGAACCGCCGGTCGGCCAGCAGCGTCCGCCGGTCGATGCCCAGCGCCGCCTGACACTCCGTGATCCCGATCGCCGCCCGGCCCGGAAACATATCCGTCAGCAGCTCCAGCTGCGGCCGGTATCCTTCCAGCTCTCTCGGCATTTTCTCACGCCTCCTTCCGCTCCTCCTGCTTGCCTTCCTTCGCCAGCGCCATGCCATAGGCGATATCGCTCAGACGCTGCATCTGCGCGGGCGTCAGCTTCTCGGTGCTTTTATTCAGGTTTTCGATTGCCTGCTTTTCCTTCTCGGACATTTTTCTCACCTCGCGTTGTTGCGACATTTTGCTGTCACGTTTTGTATTGTGACTACACAATACCACCTTTTAAATGTTTTGTCAATACATTTGCACAAAATATTTTTATTCTTTTTGTATTGACAATACATCGCAGCCGTGTATAATATAGTCAAGGGAGGTGATACGGTGACGATCAATGATCGGATCAAGGATATCCGCCGGAGCACAGGCTTGTCGCAGACCGATTTTGCAGAACGGCTCGGCACGACGCGCGGGGTGATTACAAATCTTGAAGGGGAGAAAACCACACCGAACGAGCCGTTTATCAAACTGATCTGCCGGGAATTTAACATCGACGAGCATTGGCTCCGCACCGGCGAGGGCGAAATGCGGCAGAAGCTGACGAGGAATCAGGAGATCGCGGAGTTTATGGGCGTCGTGATGCACGATCCCGACGACGCGCCGCGCAAGCGGTTTGTATCGATCATCAGCAAGCTCAGCGCCGACGAGTGGCAGTTGCTGGCTGAGATCGCAAAAAAAATGGCCGAGGACGAATAACCGTCCCCGGCCTATTTTTTTATTCCCGCGCCTATGTGACCAACTTCCGCACGAATCTCCAGATCAGATCCAGATCCGCATCTGTGGCCAGCCGCAGCAGGCGCTTGATCTCTTTCATAAGCAAATTCCGTTCCATTTCCATAAGTGCCTCCATTCTTCCACAAAAATCTCTTCTATTTTTTGTTTACTATTGCCGTTGAGGTTTTCTTCCATTTGATTTACAATTTAGATAAGATGTTCCTTTTCATCGCATGATTATCATAGAACATCCGTTCGATAATTACAATTATAAGATTTTACAAAATTATCTTATAATAATTGGAGGTTTTGCCATGAGGCAAGCATGGCGCGCGGCTTTGTATACGCCGTGTAAGGATTGCAATCCATAGGAGGGTTTATGTACTGTAACAAATGCGGCAAAGAGATCGACGACGAGGCTTTGATCTGCCCGCACTGCGGCTGCGGCACCGTGAATTATATCCGCGATCAGGCAAAGGCGGAGGCCCGCGTGCAGGTGCAGGCCGCACCGGCGCGGAAAAAGCGCTCGACTGCTCTGCTGCTTTGCATTTTTCTTGGTGGCCTTGGGGCGCACCGGTTTTATGTCGGCAAGATCTGGACCGGGCTTCTTTGGCTCTTTACGCTCGGCTTTTGGGGCATTGGCACGCTGGTTGATTTTTGCCGAATCTATGATAACAAATTTCCAGATGATGCAGGCCGCCCGCTCTATGACGAGTATACGGATGGTTTAACGCCCGAGGAATACGAGGAGGCCGTCGCCGGGCCGCGCAAGGTGCGAAAGATCGTGATCGTTGTTGCGCTTGCGCTGTGTGCCGGCTGCTTCTTGATCCTGCGCGTCATTCCGAGCCTGATGTACGCACTCGGTTTTTGAGATTCGCCCGCGCCGCTGGCCGAACAACGGCGCGGGCTTTTGCTTGCGCAGGCGACCGGGAGCCGTCTGTAACTTTAGGGTAGCCTGTCCACGGTAGACTTGTAAAGATATGACAGTTGCTTTTTGCAGTCAGACGTCTTGCTTTTTTGGGGGGAATGACATGTTTTGAAGGAAAAATTATCTGATTTGTGCCGTGAGCAGAAGCAGACGATCACTCCGCACAAAACAAATCAGGACGTCGCCGAAAATACCGACCTTTCCGTCGGCACCGTCTCCCAGTTCTTTCGCGGCGACATCAAAAATCCGTCTGTTTACACGGTCGGCCCGATCTGCCGGGAGATGGGCGTTTCTATGGATGAGTATTTCGGCATTCCGCATGATGAGCCTGCCGAGCCTGCCGCGCCTCCCGATGCTGAAAAACTCCGCGCCGAGAACGCGGCCCTTCGTGCGCAGCTTGCTCAGCATCAGAAGTCCCTGCGCATGCACCGGCTTGTGACGCTCATCCTCTTGGGCATTCTTTTGCTGTGTGCCCTTGCGCTTGTGGCCGACGTGCTCATCCCATCGATCGGCTGGATCCGCACATGAAAATTACCGCCCCGGCCTGATCAGCCGGAGCGGTATTCTTGGAGGTTTTACGATGCCAATTCCCAAATACTACGTCAGACCGGACGGCCTGCATGAATCCATCATCACAGTCAACGGCAAGCGCAAAGCGTTTCGCGGCAAGACAGACCGCGAAGTCTGGAACAAGATCAAGGCATACCGCGCTGAAGCCGAGAAGCCAAAGACCGTCCCGTTCTCCGACGTCGCCCACGCCTGGTGGAACGAGATCGAGCCAACGCTTGCGCCGAATTCCCTGCGCAATTATTCCCCTGCCTATGAGCGCGCCGTCGCGCAGTTTGGCCCGGAGGATGTCGCCACGATCACAAGCAAAGAGATTGAGACGTACATCAACCAGTTTGCCAAGACCCACGCAAAGAAAACCGTTATCACCCAGCGCCAGATCATCCGACAGATCCTGAATAAAGCCCAGCGCGAAGGCTACGTCTCTTTTAACGCTGCGCAGGCAGTTCTTCTCCCGAAGAACCTTCCGCAGAAGCGCCGCCACGCGCCGCCCGCTGATCAGATCCAGAAGATCAAGGACAACCTAAACGACGACTTCGGCCTGTTTGCCTTCCTGATCTATTATACCGGCTGCCGCCGCGGCGAGGCCGAGGGCTTGCGCTACGAGGACATTGACCGGGAGAAAGGCAGGATCTACATCCGCCGCAGCGTCTACCATACCGGTCCGACGCCCCAGATCAAGGAGCCGAAGACTGCCGCCGGCATCCGCCTCGTTCCGTTGCTCCCAGCGTTGGCCGCTGCGCTTCCGCAAAAGGAGCACGGCTATATCTTTTCAAACGATGGCGGGAAAAGCCCACTTCCCGGCTGGTACGTCACCGATCAATTTGAAGCCTACCGCAAGCGCACGGGCATCACCGTCTCCCCGCACGAGATCCGCCACGGCTACGCGACCGCGCTCTACGAGGCCGGTGTGGACTTCAAACTCGCTCAAAAATTCCTCGGCCACGCGCAGCTCTCCACCACCATGGATATCTACACCGACATCCTCGATACCCGCATTGATAAAGTCGCCGCCCAGATGGACGCGGCCTTTTAATTGTCCCTTTTACTGTGTCGGTTACTGTGTTCATACCCGTGTATTTTCGTGCTAGGATATGCTATGTCTTGCTACCTTGCAATTCTCGCAGAAAGTTTTGTTCCCGCATGAATAATCCGTTTTTTAATGCTATTCCATCCAAAAAGATAAAAAATAAGACGCAGGAATTTAAATTCCTGCGTCTTTATCTTTGGTGGACCTGAAGAGACTCGAACTCTGAAAAAATACTGTATTTTCAATGTAAATTTGCAAACTGTGTTTATTCTGTGTCCAGTCTCTTTTCTGTGTTCTCAGCTCCTTGCGATATGCTCATAATACGCCATGAGCTTCTGTTCCGGCCCCGGGCCGTCCTTGTCGAGCAGGAACGCCTTTGCCAGCGCGGCGTAGAACTCCGGGCGGTTGAGGCCAAACTCCACGGCGACGGGGTAGTAGTCCGAGTACATCATGTTCATGGTCACACCCCACGCCCAGCGCGGGACCACTGGTGCCTGAATGCCCATGCTCTCGGCCACAGCCGTTGTCTGTTCCATTGTCCAGTGCGGGCCGGTCGAGCCGTCGGCGTTCTTCATGCGGGCCGTCCACGCTTTTGCGTCGTCCTCGGTAAATTCCATCATTTTCGTGGACTCACGAAAATGGTCGTCACCTAGCTTATGCAGCGCGCAGATAGTATCCGCATACACCATAACTTCCTCCGCGCGCCCCAGCGTCACCGGACGTTCCATGATCTCATGCAACTCCTTATGGAGTTTTTCAATATATTCCTGCATATCATGCCTCCTGAATGTACTTGTATAGACTGTCAATATCGTCCGCAACAAAAGTTAGTTTGCCGATAAACGGAATCCTTATCGGGAGTTTTCGTCCATCGAGCCGAGGTCTTGCCTTATTATAGAGCCTGTCAATGTCAATATCCCCGTGCTCATCCATAATTTGCATTGCTTTGACCCACGGGTTATCTCTCAGTACAAGCAGTTGCTCTTTGCTGCCGTCTGCCAGCAAAGACAACCCAACGCCTGCCACAAAGGATCGCACCTCGTCCATATGTGGGGATGCTACTGTATCAAAAAAGCGCAAAATTCCGCGCATGGCCTGATCTATCGTCACTGTCATTGCAGATTTCCTCCTTTAAGGATGGGGCGGCTATTGCCGCCCCTTTTGCTTAGCTGTTGCAGCACCCGCCGCACTTCGGGATCGGGTTGTAGAGCGTCTGCGCCGTGGTCGCTGTGCCTGTGGTGACGTCTGCGACCTGCTTGGGGTAAAAGGTCGCGTTGACATACGTCACGATGGAATTGTCGTTGCAGCAGCGGCGCTCTGCCTCCATCTTGACCGCGCCAAGGGCTTCCTTGCGGACAGACTCGACGTCCTGCTTGACCAGCGCGAAGCTGTCCTCGGTGCGCTGGTTGTGGACGGCCTGCTTGCACAGTGCCTCACGGACGTCCTTGAGCTGCCCATCGATATAACCGTACACCTCCAGCATCTTGCCGTCGTTGTACGTGTTGGCCTTGAGCAGCGCGATCTCGCTGTCCTTCGCGGCCAGCTGCTGCTCCCGTTCGAGATCGTAGCGGGTGACCGGCATGTTCTCGCTGCACGTCGGCTCCTGCTGCCGCGCGGCGAGCATGGCGG